TATCAAATAATTCAAGTTCTTCGGCATCTGTAAACTTATCTGTATTATTTAAAAACCATTGTAATATTAAATTATAAACTCCATATTCACTTGTCGTGTTAATTTGTATTTTTGATGTAGTTAATAGACTACTTATTTTGTTACTATGAACACCATTATATTGAGTTGCAATATCAGTAAGCCATTCAATTATTCTGGGTTTATTTTTATCATATAGTTTATTTAAATCTTTGAATAAATCTTTTTCTTTTTTTAAATCAGATTTGCTCATTAATCTATTTATTAAATACATTAAAAATGCTAATATAATTGTATATTTATTAAAATTGTCAAGAGTATTATTCAAATATTTAATGATTATTATGAGATGTGTTCTAATAATATAAAATAATATAACAATCAATATAATAAATATATTTATATATAAAAATAAATTATATTATATATAATAAATGCACGTAATTAAAAGAAATACACTATGTGAAGATGTTAGTTTTGATAAAGTATTGAACAGACTTAAGAATTTATCATCAGATTTAAATATAAATGTTTATGAATTAGCACAGAAAGTATGTTCACGGATTTATGATGGTGTTAATACTTGCGAATTAGATGAATTAGCTGCATATTTATCAAGTAGTATGTCGATAGATAATCCCGATTATAGTGTTTTAGCATCAAGAATAATCATATCTAATCATCAAAAAAATACATCCCCTTCTTTTTCAGAAACAATTCAAATATTATATAATAACAAAGATATTCACGGAGAAGATTCTCCATTAGTCTCAGATGAATTATATGAAATTGTTAATAATAATAAAGAAAAATTAAATAATTATATTGATTATCAGCGTGATTTTTTATTTGATTATTTTGGATTCAAAACTTTAGAAAGAGCATATTTAATTAAAATTAATAAAAAAATTATTGAAAGACCACAACATTTATGGATGAGAGTTGCTATTGGTATTCATGGCAATGATATTAAAGATGTTTTAGAAACATATGATTTAATGAGTAAAAAATATTTTACACATGCGACACCTACATTATTTAATTCAGGAACAAGAAGACCGCAATTAAGTAGTTGTTTTTTATGTAGCGTAAATGACGATAGTATCAGTGGTATATATGATTCTTTGAAAGAAATGGCATTAATTTCTAAATATGCAGGAGGGATTGGTATTCATATTCATCAAGTTCGTTCAAAAGGAAGTCATATTAGAGGAACAAATGGTACATCAAATGGAATTATTCCAATGCTTCGCGTATTTAATAATACAGCAAGATATGTAGACCAAGCGGGAAAACGACTTGGAAGTATCGCTGTTTATTTAGAAACATGGCATAGTGATATTGAAGCATTTTTAGAATTAAAGAAGAATCATGGTAGTGAAGAAGAAAGATGTCGTGATTTATTTTTAGCATTATGGGTATCTGATTTATTTATGAAAAGAGTAAAAGAAAATAAAAAATGGTCTCTTATGTGTCCTGATAAATGTAGAGGATTAAGTGATGTATATGGCGATGAATTCGAAAAATTGTATGAAAAATATGAAAATGAAGAGAAATATACAAAACAAATAAATGCACAAGATTTATGGTTTAAAATTTTAGAAGCACAAATTGAACAAGGAGTTCCTTATATTTTATATAAAGATGCTGCTAATAATAAAAGTAACCAAAAAAATATTGGAACAATTAAATCAAGTAATCTATGTGCCGAAGTTTTAATTCATTCATCGCCAGAAGAAACCGGTGTATGTAATTTAGCATCTATATGTCTACCAACTTATATTAATGATAATCAATTTAATTTTGAAAAATTACATAGTGTTGTTAAAACAATTGTTAAAAATTTAAACAAAGTTATTGATATTAACTTCTATCCAATTGAAAAAGGTAGAGTTTCTAATTTAAGACATAGACCAATTGGTATTGGGGTTCAAGGGTTAGCGGATGTATTTATGATTCTAGAATATCCATTTGAAAGTAAAGAAGCGTCTAAATTAAATAATGAAATATTTGAAACTATATATCATGCGGCAGTTGAAGCTTCAATGGAATTAGCAAAAAAAAGAGGTAAAATTATTGATGATATTTTGAATAATAATAGTGATTTGGATATTAATAAATATGTAAATGAATTTGAAAATGATATTATTAAAACAAAATATAAAGGTGCTTATTCATCATTTGAAGGTAGTCCAATTTCTCAAGGATTATTTCAATTTGATTTATGGAATGAAAATCCAAGTGATAGATATGATTGGGAACTATTACGAAATGATATTAAAGAATATGGTATCCGCAATAGTTTACTATTATCTCCAATGCCAACTGCTTCAACATCACAAATCATGGGATTTAATGAAAGTTTTGAACCAATTACAAATAATATTTATCAAAGAAAAACACTAAGTGGTGAATTTATTGTAATTAATAAATATCTGATTAAAAAATTAATTGATAAAGGATTATGGAATAAAGAAATGAAAGATACTATTATATTATACGAAGGTAGTGTTCAAAATATTAAAGAAATTGACCAAGATTTAAAAGATTTATATAAAACATCATGGGAAATTAAACAGAAAAAAATTATTGATATGTCTGCAGACAGAGGTAAATATATTTGTCAAACACAGAGTTTAAATATATTCATGGAAGATCCTGATTTTCAAAAATTATCATCTATGCATTTTTACGGACACTCAAAAGGATTAAAAACCGGAAGTTATTATCTTAGAACTAAACCCAAAGCAAAAACACAACAATTCACTATTGATCCTGATTTTGCTAAAAGAAAGATGCGATGCGCTGATGAAAATGCAGATTCATGTGAATTATGTTCGTCGTAATTTATTTATTTTTATTAAAATAATATATAAAAATAAATTGTTATTATATAATACAATGTCAAATAAAAATGAGCTATTACAAGAACCTTCAAACAGATTAACAATTTTCCCAATTAAACACCATGATATGTGGGAAATGTATAAGAAAGCAGTTAGTGCATTCTGGACGCCCGAAGAATTAGACTTAAGTAAAGATATTGATGATTTTAATAAATTAAATGATAATGAAAAATTTTTTATTAAAAACATTTTAGCATTTTTTAGTTCAAGTGATACTATTGTTAATATTAATTTAGGAGAAAGATTTATTAATGATGTTGAAGTATTAGAAGCTAAATTTTTCTATGCTTTCCAAATGGCTATTGAAAATATTCATTCAGAAACTTATTCTTTATTAATTGACACATATTTTAAAGACCCTGTGGAGAAATCAGAAGCATTAGATGCTATTAATCATATGCCATGTATCAAGGATAAAGCAGATTGGTGTTTTAAATGGATTGATAACAAAGATGCACCATTTTCACAAAGATTAATCGCATTTTCTTTAGTAGAAGGTGTTTTTTTTAGCGGAGCATTTTGTAGTATTTTCTGGTTAAAAGAAAGAGGATTAATGCAGGGATTATCATTCTCAAATGAATTAATTAGTAGAGACGAGGCGATGCATGTCGAATTTGCTGTTTTACTTTATTCAAAAATAGAAAATAGGCTACCTCAAGATACTGTTCACGAAATTGTTAAAGAAGCAGTTGAAGTAGAAAAGAAATTTATTATTGAAAGCATTCCTTGTTCGATGTTAGGTATGAATTCTGAATTAATGAGTATATATATTGAATTTGTAGCAGATAGACTTTTAACACAATTAAATTATGAAAAAATTTGGAATTCGTCAAATCCTTTTCCATTTATGGATAGAATTTCTATTGAATCTAAAACTAATTTTTTTGAAAGTCGTGTTTCTCAATATAGTAAAGCGAATGTAGGTGGTAAACAAGACCATAATGAAATAAGAAAATTTAGTTTAGAAGCAGATTTTTAATATTAAATAAGTCTTTCTATTCTATTATTTAATATATGTGTTCTTTCTTTTAATCTATCAAAGTCATCATTTCTACTCCAAGAAAATGGTGGTAATGCTAATAAATTATTTAATGGATTTGGCATAGTAAGAGTACCTTCTCTATGCCAATAAGGATAATTATTAACTTTCAATAAAGAACCTTTTTTAACTCCTTGTTCTATTAATAAAGCAGTATTATCTGATGTATCTTCAAATAAAATATCATCTCTTGATATAATTGGTGCTTCAATAATTTTAAGCATTCCGCCCTGCCAATAATTATAATTATCATGTGAAATCGGAAAAGGAATAGACCCTATAATAATAGTTGCAAATATTGTATAAAATGGAAAACCATATCGAAAGTCCCCGTGATCTACATATAATGTATTTAAAAAGATTTTATGAGATGTATCTATATCTCTTTTTAATGTAGGTTTTTTTGTAAAATTTTTAATTTTTTTATACACTTCATCTAATTGTAATATATCAAATGGTTCTCTGCCTTGTGCTATATTAATAGGAAAAGTACATTTATTATTACAATCTAATATATAATTATATAATGGCACTGTGTCATAACAATTTGTTATAATTTTTCCATTTTCTAAAGTTGTTTTTATTTTTGATAAATATTTTATTTTTTTAAAATGCATATCACTAAATGCTTCCTGTGTTATTGGATCATTATCATTTAAATCACATCCTATATATTTTTGTCTTGGTGATTTACCCGAAGGACTTAATGATTTTGCATATTTTTTAAATTTAGGATTATCTGCTTCAAGAGCTAATTTTAATTTTAAATCTGATTTTGAAAGTTTTGTTTTACTACCTGCTATCATTTGTAAATATGTCTGTGCTCCACCAGCACTGCTGTAGCCACTACTGTAGCCACTGCTACTGCTTCTGCCACTGTTGCTACTTCTGTTGCTAGATGGGGTCATACTATCAACGCTACTGATGCTGTCACTTCTTGCTCTCAACCATTGTTGTTGTGGTAACTCTTCTCTTTCCCTTTCTCTCTCCGCTCTCTCTCTCTCTCTCTCTCGCTCTCTCTCTCTCTCTATCTCTCCATCTCTCTCTCTTTCCTCATCTTTTTTCTTTTTGTATGTTCTACTATATGACTCTTTTTCAAATTTTGATAATAATGCCTTATTTTTACTTGATTTAAATTTGGTTAGCGATTTAGCAGAAACTTTTAAAGGCGAATAATTTAATCTTAATGAATTTTTATTGTTTATTACACTTTTAGCTCTGGATAATTTTACTGAAAAATAAGGTGATAGTTTTTTATCTAAATATTTATCATTATATTCTTTTAATCTTTTATCGTATTCTTTTAATTCTTTGTTATAGTTTTTTTGTTTTTTTTCAAATTCTTTTAACTCATTTTCTTTTTGTGAATTTTTTCCTACAATATGTGATGTCATTTTATATCTTTGTAATCCTTGATTTATTTTGACTGGTTTTGGTATTTGTGGTGGGTCGGGTAAATTATCATAAGGGTCTTTGATAAATTCATATTTTGTATCATTCGTTTGTGATGATTCTTCATATAATGTTTTAATATCAAATATTGCTGAAACAAAAAACATCTTAAATTTATATTCATCCACCCTATATAAGGGAAGAGCTGTCTGTGTGTATGCTAAAATATTATTAATTGTAATGAGTTTATTTTCGTCAGCTTCATAAACATCATTATTTTTATACCAAGTGTTTTTTTTACTAATACATTCTGATATATTATAAAATAAAATATTAAAAAACGCTTTAATATCGTTCGTCCTACTTACACCATTTATATCATTTGTATATAATGAACTAAATATTATGTTTATTATTGTTTTTAATCTATATATATTATATTCAATACTTGAATTCATTAAATCATAAATTTCTTCACTTGTCCGTGGTTTGTTTTCTCCGTATAAAAAGTAATCATTATATATTATTTTATTTAAATTAGAAATAGGTAATATATAATAAGTAATTTCATTTATGTATTCTGTAAATAATTCTAATAAAGGAGGTATTTCATATGGCCACTCTGTTGTGCCCCTTTTTTTTTTTATAAGTTTAAAATTATCACCTCCCCCAGTCCCATTACTATCTGTAGTGACAGAAACCATACTTTCAAATATTTCATAACAATTTAAATCAACTGCTTTAATATGTTTTATTTGATCTAAAATTGTTTCATATAAAAAAAGTTGATTATCGATATAATCAATCTCTATATTTTTGTCAAATTTTTTTTGATTTTTTTTTAAGAAAAAATGCATAAATAAAAAATCATAAACAGTTGAACCAATTACATCATTAACCTTTTCATTTTTATAAAATAAATTCTTTTTCGTATCCAAGAATTTAATCCATTCTTCGTCTTGATAATTAGATTTTAATTTTTCAATATAATCTATATCTTTAAATGCATAAATATGATTATTAGGCAATTTATTTCTTATTTCTTTTTCAAATGTAATTGGTAGAATAGGACTTTCGATATTAGAACTTAAATGATTACAAAATTTTTCATATAATAACCCATAAGGACTTGTAGGAACAATAGAAATTTTAATATCACTATCGTCATATGGATTTTTATATGGATTTTCTTTCCATTTTTTTAATGCTTCTTTTATATTTAATTTTAAACTACTTGATGAATCTAATTCCAAATTTATATTTGATATATCAATAAAATTAGTTGATGGTATATTTTTAAATAAATTATAATACCCTCCAAATTTATCTTTATTAATAATAAACCATTTTAATATTAAATTATAGTTTCCATATTCACTAGTTGTTATTATTTGTAATTTATTATTATTTAATAAATGACCAGATATATATTTACCTTTAACTTTTGCTGTTTTTAACCAATTAATTATAGTTCCTTTTTCATTTAAAAGTAATTTATCTAAATCTTTAAATAAATCCTTCTCCTTTTTAATATCTGCTTTACTCATTTTTCTATTATATTAATAGAAATAAAACCATAATACGTTTTATTTATTTTAAAATGTTGTATTATACAAGATGACAATAAATAATTATAATTATAGCCAAATAGTTATTGTAAATCTTAAGAAATAATAATAATAAAAATTGATTTTATATTTATATTTAATTATATAAATATGGATATTATTGGTAATCGTGGAATTGTTTCTTTCGCTCCCGAAAATAGCTTTGTAACATTAAAATTTGTTAAATCTTTAAAATTGAATTGGATAAAAACTGATGTAATATTAACAAAAGATAATGTACCTGTTATATTTCATGATAAAAAATTAAATAGACTTACAAATTATAATGGTGAAATAAAAAATTTCAATTATAATGAATTAAAAACTGTTGATATTGGTTATAAATATTCTTTGAATTTTATAGGAGAAAGAATACCATTGTTAAGTGAATTTATAAAAAAATGTGATAATTTATCTATTAATATATTTTTAGAATTAAAAAATTATTATAATAATGAATTAGAATTAGTTGAAAATGTAATTAAAATTATTACAAATTATAAAAATATAATTATCATTCTTTGTTCCTATTCTAAAAAAATTATTGAATTAATTAACCAATTATATCCAAGTGTTAAAAAATCTTTAATAGTTGATACTATCCCGAATGATTGGTATGATTTTGTTAAAACCCATAATTGTTATAGTATTAATATCGCATATGATATAGTTAATTCTAATAATTTATTAGATGTTCAAGAATGTGCGTCTAAAATACCAACTTATTGTCATGTAGTAAATCATTATGAGGATTTCATAGATTTACAATATATCGGAGTTAAAGGTATTATAACTGACAAAGCAGAATATTTTGCAAATTATTAAAACCTTAAAAAATTTATTTACAGTAATTATAACTAGAAAAAATAACAATATTTGGTTATGTAAAAGTTAAACTAGGTCATTTTCACGATAGAATTGTCAATAATATATAGTATTGCTGTATATTAAACTAATGGTTTAATTATAATAAAAAAAAGAAGAAAAAAAAAACGATATTTTTTTGGATTTTTTTTTCCAAAAAAATATTTATAAATGAGCGACTCATAATTTGAGTAATTTGTGATAATAATTTTACTTATTTAAGAAATTAATATAGACTTAGTATAGTAATGACTCAAAATGAACATAAAAAAATACATTTTTGCCATAATTGTAATTATAAAACAAACAGGTATTATAACCTTATAAGACATGAAAATGCAAAACATAATTTACAAAATAACACAAAATATATAATTTTAACAAGTGGAGAAAATGTACATCCAAATCGAGAAAATGTCACCCCAAAAGAAGAAAATGTCACCCCAAAAGAAGAAAATGTCACCCCTAACAAAGAAATTATCATACCCCGATTTATTTGTAAAAAATGTAATAAATATTATAAAACAAAAAAGTTTTTATTAATACACGAATCTAATTGCTATGGTTTGGATGATTTAACATGTCCTAGATGTATGATGTCATTTGCTACAAGACAGAGTAAATCAAGACATATTATAAATAATAAATGTAAACCAAGAAGTATTGTATATGCTAGAAAAAAAATGAATAAACAAGAAAATACTGAAAAAATAACAAATATTACAATTAATAATATAAATAATGTTACAAATAATTATATAACTATAAATAATTATGGTAATGAAAGAATTGATTATTTAAATTATGAAAAAATGTTAGAAATTTTTAAGAAAAAATATGATATACCTACTTTATTAACTAAAGAAATTCATTTTAATAAGGATTTTCCAGAAAATAATAATATTCAATATAAAAACGAAACATGTGCTTTAATTAAAAAGGAAGACGACTTCATTTTAAAAGATTTAAATAGTCTAGTTAATGAATTAATTAAAGAGAAAACTTTTCAAATGCAGAAATTTGCAATGGAAAATAAAGATGATATATGTTTAAAAATGGATACACATTTATACGAAGATATAATCGAATTGTTATTAAATTTTATATTATTAAAAGAACCTTTTGAATATTATAAATCACAAATCAAAAATATAAAAGATATTATTAAAAATAATTAAATTATAAAAAAATGTTTATAACTTATTCGTATAAAGAACGATATTGCGATGTCATAATTTAAAAAAATTTGTATAAAAGAAAGCAAGTAGTTTGTAATTAGAGTATAAACATCCGAATACTTTCTATATATTTGAAGAAAAAAGGATAATATGTATTACCTTAGTAACGGGTTGTAATATGTTTTTTATTTATTTAAAACCAAAAATATAATATTTAATTTTTTTTAATAAAATATTTAGATATATCTTTGTGTGCTTTTTGTGTTTCTCTATCAAATATATTATCAGTTTTCTTTTTATTTAATGATTTAATTTTTATAGGTATTAATGGAATATATGGCGCCACACCTATTCCATAATTACCACAATGTGTATTTTCATATTTTCTAATCATGTTAGAATATAAAGTAAATTATTTAAATCATTTTTTATATAAAATAGTACATTTCTATCTTTTTTAATTATATACAATCATATAGGGGTGATTATTATAAGGATTGTCTTAGAAGTAATATAGGTAAAAACTTAATATCTAAATTAAATATTAACATAGCAGTTAGTAATTATCAAGGAACATAATCGGCGTTTTAAATGTTCAAAGGTATAAAAATCAAAATCTTTAATAAAGATAAATATTATTATCATTTTTAATATAAATTTAATATTATATTTTAAGTAAGTTCATTCATAAATTCTTCCCTTTCTATTATACTCATTTTTGAAATAAATCTATTAATCCAATAAAATCCTTCTTGATATCTTATTGATAAATTGCTATTTTCTTGTACAAATTGATTTAATTTTATAAATTTATCCGTTATATATTCTTGAGATTCTTTTTTAAAATATATATTAAGAATATAAATCAATATTAACCATTCATCATGTCTCCAAACAAATTGATTTAATTCTAAATTATCATTTATATAATTAATCGTATAATTATAACTTTTAATGTCATCTAATAGATTTTTTGGTTGCGATATTACAATCTTTTTATAAATTTTTTCAAGAATGCAATCAGGAAGTTGTTCCCAAATCATACAAATTATATAATTAAAAAAGAGATTCAGTTTTTTATAAATTTAAATTAAAAATGAACAAATTTATATATAATTTAATGCATTATAACTAATATCTTGTTTTGGGATTTCTACAACTTGATAAGGAGATTCATTCAACATAGGACTTTTAAATGTTATATTGTTAGGAATAGAATACATGTCTCTAACTTTTTCACCAACTATAATATTATCACTTAAAAAAATTTTAACATCATTATTATTATTTGTAGGAGTCATATAAAATTCGGAGAAATGTCTATCTTTTTGTCTTCCAAATAATTTCCAATTATTATTACCTGAATCTTTATTTTGATCAGTACTTGTTACATAACCAACTAAACGGAATGTATCATTAACATTATTAGTATTTACATACATACTTCTATTAATTATATTATTTGTTAGTTCGGTATGCGTATTATTATCAGAACGATTAAAAGGTGGAAATAAATCATCTTTAACAACTCTATAATCTCTAACTATAGTATCGTTTCTATTAGCGACTGGTAGTTTGGATTTTGTAATATTGTCATATTGTTTTTGTGTCATACAAATGCTATCATTATTAGTTTCATATTCAGAATATTTATTAATCAATTCATTATGTTGCTTTTGTATTAATTCGTCAAAATAATTTAATTTCATGTCAATTTTATTATAATCATTTTTATTTTTATAATTATAAACACTATTATATTGTGTATTTAATTTATTATTAATACTTTGATATGATGAATAAAAATATATCATGCCAATTAATAATATAATGCTGCTTATAAATGTAATTGTTAAATAGATACTTAATTTTTTTTTTGTAATAATCATATTACTTCTATAAAGTAATAAATAAATTATTTATAAAATATAATAAACCAATTTTGTAATTCCCACGTAATTGTATATTCAACATTTACTTTATTTATAAGTTCTAAAATACTTTCATGATCGTGAATGTAATAATATCTTTTAATAATTGTTTTTTTATCTAATTTCCAATCAACATAATTAGGTCCTTTATCAAAATTTCTATAATCGTTATTATTTTTAGTATTAGTTGCATTATTAAACTTTGTTTCTTTTGACCAAAATGAAACTAATAATTTACCATTAGTATTTAAACATTTGAGTAAATTATTAATTGCCAAAATTTGGTCTTCGGGAGTTTCTAAATGATGTAAAACAGCAATACTAATAATTTTATCATATTTTTTATCCAAATTCATATTTAACACATCGCAATAATGAACATTTAAATTTTTAGAAATACATATATTAAGTAAATTTGTAGAAATATCATATCCTTCACAATTATATCCTAGTTCATTCGCATAAATCATATTTTTGCCATTACCACATCCACAATCAAGTAAATTATCATATTTGTTATAATGTGATAAGAATAGTTTAACATTATTCCAAATACGAACACGAGATATATCAAACGACTTATAAATTTCATTATATTGATTTGCAATATTTATATTATGTGTGTTCATTTACCAATGAAATATTTAAAAAAGTCATTTTTTATGATTACATAGCAATTATTTTCTATAACTTTAAATAGAATTCTTATGAAAAAAATACCATATATTTTTATATTTGATATTGATAATTGTATTATAGGAAATATAAATTATCCAATAACAGAAGCATTATTGTTAGATACAATTAAGGGTGTATGTACTCAAAAAAAAATCACAAATAAATGTATAAAAAAAATAAATTTCGTTAAAATTTTGAAAAAAGGTTTATTAAGACCATATTTTGTAAATTTTATTAAATTTATTAAAAAAAAATATAAAAATATCGAATTATTTGTTTATACGAATTCAAGTTATAATTGGACACATGGTGGACTTGTAGATAATATAGAAAAAGCATCTAATATTAAATTTAATAAACCATATTTTACAAGAGAAAATTCATATCAAACACAAAATTATGAAAAATCATTATCAAATGTTTTTAAAATAATAATAAACAGATTACAAAATAAATATAAAATATTAAAAAATAAAAAAGATATTATAAAAATATTTAATAACAATGTTGTGTTTATTGATGATATTCGTGGTAATTTAAAAGATTATCCAAATAAACAGATTGTATGTCCAAAATATGAATTTAATAAACCATATGATATTATAAAAAAAATCAAAAAAGAAAATAAAATTAACAACAATATACTTAATAATGATCATGTAAAAGACTATACAAAACAATATATAAAAAGTCCATTTAAATTTAAAGATACAACAAAAAAAGAATATATTATACAAAAATTTAAATGGCAATATCATAAAAAAATTGAAAATAATAATAAAAAAGATTATTTTTATAAAAATTTAATAAAAATAATAAAAAAGAATAAAATAGATAATTTTGGTTTTAAAAATATCGAATTAATAAATAATAAAATAAATTTATAATAGAATTAATGACTTTTGAAGAATATATTAGAGATACAAAGCAGAAATTTACATTTTTACTATAATGATTTTATTGTATAACACACTATTCAAATAACAAATAATAATGATTGTGTTACAATTAAAATACTTGATATTAGAAAAGATACTATAGCATTTATTACTTTCGATTTTAATATTCAAAATGCGGAGTTACATATAAAGTTTCTAAAGATTAATGATGAATATACCCGACAATCAATCGGAACATTTTTAATATTATTATCATTAGAACTTGTTTATAGATATACAAATATAATTCAATTAAGTGCTAGGGTTATAACAGTTACATTAGATGATATGAGTATTCGTAATCATGTCGCACGAAATATATATCTATTAGCAGGTTTTCATTATGACCAGAGAGATTTACCAGAAATGTTATCATCATTAATACATACAATAAGAATATGCGAACATTATTTTAAATCAAAAAGTAAATTAAGTAAAATACTAACAATATTTAATAAAAATCATAATTATTTCTCAGGTGGGAAAATGAAAATAGAACCTAAAAAAGTCCTGAAAGCCGTGAAAGTTTGCGCAATAACTTTAAAAATAATTATTCTAAAATTAGAACAAGAAAAGTACATGCTTCCGAGAAACACGAGCATGATATAATATATCGTGAATTATATCGTTTACAAAATAATTTTTCAGTTTTAAAATTATTTTTTTTCCAAAGGAGGTTCACGAAAAAAAGTTCTTATGAATGGTGGAAAAAGAAATTCTACGAAATTATATACTAAAAAAAGATGGTGTAGTTAAAGTAATATATTCAAATATAAAAAGTAAAAAATTATATATTAAATTAAAAGGAAAAATGATGAATTTAGTAAAATATATAAAAACAAATAATAAATATTTTTTTAGAATATTAAATTAATAAACTATATTTTGTATAAAATGTAGTATGATTTTTAAAATTATATAATAATTCATAATTATCTGTTCTTCTAAGTTTTAAAATAATTTTGTTTGAATCTGTTTTTTTAAGATTTAAAACAATTTTGTTTGAATTAACAGTATTCAAATATAATATAATAAGCATTATAATGATGAATAAATAATTCATTATTATTGTAATTATAATTTCGTAATAATAATATCAATTTTTTTTATTAATTCATTAAATTTTTACAAATCCAATCTTTTTCATCTATATAATATATTATAGGTTTTTGCGAAATTATATTTAAATAAAACATAATTAAAATTGGAATAATAATTAAATAAACCATTATAGTAATTAAATTAACTAAAAATTAATATCATTTTTTAATTAATTCCTTAAAAATTTACAAATCCATTTTATTTCATCCGAATAATTATTTTGTGGTTTTTCTAAAATAATTAAAGGGTTATTCTTAATATTTTTCAAAAACAATTCTAAATCCTTTTTTTGAATTAAACCGTTATCAATATATTCATGTCTATCGACATTTGAGCCCTTTTTAACCTTACTATTATTTAAATGAATAACTGTAATATACTCCCTAATTGTGTCAAGTTTTTTATAATATTCGTTTATTTCATAACCACTTGACCATATATGTGCAGTATCTAAACAAATTTTAAAATATTTTTTTTCATTTAATGTAAATTTATTGTAAAATTTTACAAAATCATTTATATCTGTTAAAAGTTCAGTACCCGCACCAGAAGGTGTTTCTAATATTAATTTTGTTTTATAATTATTATCTCTAAGATAATTAATAATATATTTAATAGATAAATACATAGTATTTGACGCATCTGATATAGTAAATGTTGTATATTTACCTACATGTATAACAACACCCACGGCATTTAAAATTTCAGATGCATCTAATTCTTTTATTAATAAGTTTATCCACCATCTATCTTGAATTTCAAGAAATCTTTTATTTATTTTTGAATTTGCTAAATTTATTACATATGACCCGTGAACAATTAATTTAAAATCATTTTCTCCTAAAAATTTTTTAATATTAATTGATTCATTTAGTATTTTATTTATATTAGGTAATGATGAATTCATTGGTGAAGAAACAAAAATTTGTAAAGCAGAACCATTATTTAATAATATATTTTCCATTGTTTTTAGAATAGTTGTATCTTTTGAAATATGGGCCCCAACATAATTCATTATTTATCTAATGAATATTATATATATTATTAAATCATTTTTTATCAAAAATACATGTTGTATTTATATATTCTTTTGGCATATATTGATTAATTTCATTATTTAAATCAATAAAACATTCTCTTTGCATTCTTTTCGAATATTTAAAAACTGTTCTCACTATTTTATCATTATTTGCAAATAATGATAAAATAATTGTTTGTAAAGGAGCGTCACCATATCTATAATAAAAAATATTACCACTATTATTTATACTATTAATAGTGTTTTTAACATCACTTCTTTTCCAAAATGAAGTTTTTGTAATAAAAAAATTATTATAATACATTATAGGCATATAAAGTTCAATTTTATCTTTAAATTCAATATCTTTATTATTAATTATTTTATATAAATTTTCAAATTTGTTATAAAATTTATTATTTTTATCTATTTCAGTTTTAATAAATAAAGTATCTAATAAATTTTTTTTTTCCGGAAATAATTCTAAAAAAAATTCTTTCATTCCATAATTACATATAGCACAATCAATATGAACGATATTTGACATATAAATCGTTTCATTTTCTTTACATAATTTAAATAAATCTTGATTTATTGTTTCTTCAATAATACTATCATCATCTAACCTCATTATATACTCATAATCATCGCAATATTTTGTAAAATGATTTAACCAAAAATTACACATTAATCTATATTTAGTATTACGCCAGTAAGGAACAATTTGCAAATCAATAGATTTATCAAGTTTATCCTTATCAATATTATTAGGTAATTCAAAATCTTCCTTATCAATTGTTTTAAAAGTTATTAAATTTTTATAATCACCTCTTATACCTGCTAAAATTTCTAGAATATCTTTATCTTTATAATCGCCTTCGTGTAATATAATAATAGGATATTTATAAATATGATTAAAATTTTTAAACAAAAAATATAACGAAGTTTTTAAATAAATTTTTCTTTCAATTGTGTTTTGTGTTAAAATTAATATAGCAGCACTTATCATTATTAATATTGTTCATTATAAAAGTCTTATATACTATCGCGAAGAATTCGCTAGTTCGTTCTGTAAAGTTTGAATTACTTGATCTTTATTACTTACAACAAGGTTAAGATCATTTATTGTTGATATATAATTATCATTGGTTATATGTTTATTATGTAATATATAATTATTTACATTTATAAAAGAATTTATGTCAGAATCATTTAATTTCATATTATAATAAGTGAAATTATATAAAACCATATCAATTTTACCATTTTCATTAATTATAATAGGGGTCGATCCCAATTTATATTGATTTATCGTATCAAATAAATAAGTTTTTTGTAAGTTATCTACAAATAATGTAATACCTTCATTATGCATAAAAGAAAAAGATATTAGAATATTTTTCTTTAATACATTTATTGGTATTTTCCATTTAAAATTTTTATCAGCAAAAAAAATAGTTAATATTATATTATTACAATCCATCTTTTCTAACACTAATGCAATATGACCACCATTTACTAATGTGGTATTTGTAGTATAATCTATGTCCTTTTGTAAGGATAATTTAAACAAACAATATTGTTCGTTGCTATCTATATTATTTATCTTTGTAGTTAATAATATAGTAAAATTCCCCAAACTTAATGTATTATGATTACTTGAAAATTGCCATGAAGCAGGACCAATTAAAGAAACATTATTCAATTGTGCGCCTGTAGCATATTTATTATTTTGTATTTTTTCAATATTATTACTTAAATTAAACCAACATTTATTATTATCATTATTACTTGATTGTACATTATAATTTATATTATCATACCATTTACTAGAAGCATTATCAATATTTGATAATTTTTCTGTTGAAATTTGCATCAAAATATTAGTTTTTAGAGGATAAGCAGTATATTCAACGATTTCATGATCATTCGCTTCAAATATAGAATAGCACGCATTAACATTAATTACCTTACTCTCAATATCTTCTGTTAATATATCAGATTGTAATGCAATTTGAGCATCATTATTAGTCGTATCGCCATTTTCAGCATCACCATTTGTGTCTGCATGTGCGGGCGCATGCGTATCATCATGTGTATCTGTATCTACATCAGTATCCGTGTCTGCATCAGTACCTGTATCTGTATGCGGTGTATTTGTTGAATTCATGTCATTAAAATTTTCAAAATCATATGTATAATTATAATATAATACAACAAATAAAGTTATAAAACTACCTAATAATATCCCAAAAATTAATAATGTTTTATTCATTTGAATATTATTGTCTCTATATATAAATAATAATTAAAAATATATAAAAGAATTGGACAATTAAAAAATATAAATGGGTAAAAAAGAGGTTATTAATAATACAGAAATTGATGAAGATAATAATAGTATTAAATCAGAAGAAGAAGACATTATAAATAATTTAAAAGATATTATGACTAATCTTAGTAAAAAAGAAAAGAAAAAAAAGGGAAGTAAAAAAAAAAATAAAGAAGATGTTGTAATAGACGAGGAAGATACTGAAGATACTGAAGATACTAGTTCAGAACATACTGGGTCGAAAGATGATTCAGAAGATGATTCAGAAGATGATTCAGAAGATGATTCAGAAGATGATTCAGAAGATGATTCGGATGATGATAATTCTAATAACGCATTATTTGATAATAATATAATGGCAATCGCATCAATGTTTCAAGAGTCTTTTTACGATAGCGAAGGAGTTTCCATTGGAGAATCTATATCAAAAGGGGTAAGTATACTTGAGAAATGGTATAATTTGGAAAAAAAAAAATATAAAGATAAAGAAAAAGTTTAATTATTAAAATATATAAAATAACTTCACTTATATAAAAATAATGAAGTGGTTTACAACAATTTGTTATTTTGGAACTAAAATAAATAAAAATAATATAATTAGTAAAGTTACAAACAAAAATTGGAATTCATTTGTAAATAATAATATTTGTAATAAATTTAAATCATTTACTATTTCATCTAATTATGGTTTCTGGAATAATGAAAAAGAATTAACATACACATTAACAATTATACACCAATATGATAAACAAATAACAGACGATTTGAATATTATAGCAAAAGAATATAAAGAGTTATTTAATCAAAACGAAATTATTATTAATACAATAAACTCAGCAAGTTTTATTATAATTAAATAAAACTATCCCAATTTTTTTTATCTAATTTTATATTTTTATTATTATCTTTTAAATATAAGCCATATTTACCAATATGCAGCATCATACCATTTTCTATTTTTTTTGGTAATGATTGTAAAAATGTTATTTCTTTATTTTCTAATTGTTCAATAGATTTATTTTTCCATGATAAGTATGGTTCAATATTTGTATATCTGTTTTCCTTTTCATGATAATAACAGTAACCAAATTTACTTTTAACAATGCCTTCTTTTTTTGTAAGATTTGATTTATTATTATTCGTATATTTCTCAACAATTGGTTTTATTTTATTATAAAATTCGTTTAAAGTTGTTGTTTTTGTCAATTCACCAATTGATATTTTATCAAGCGCAGATTCCATTTGAGAAGTAAAATCAGCATTCAATAAAAAGGGTATAATTGTTTCTAAATAATTAATACATTTTAGTCCTAATTCAGTTGGAAGTAATAAATCTTTTGATTTACCAGATGTATTTAATATTTTTTTTTTAACACTAATTTCTTTATTTATCTTTTTTAAATAATCTTTTAAATTAACTTCGAAATTTGGATTTGAACCTTTTATTACATATTTTTTATAAAATAATTTTTCAATTATTGTAGCATATGTTGAAGGTCTTCCAATACCTTCTTTCTCTAATTTTTTTATTAATGATACTTCATTATATAATGTTTTCGGTTTATTAATATCAGAAATAAATGAAAATTCGATAGGTTTTATATTTTTTAAATTTTCTAAAAAGTCTTCAAAATTTTCAATTTCTTTATTAAATATTATTAAATATCCAATATCTGTTAAAAATTTTTTATTTGTTTTAAATTTAAATTCACTGATTTCTTTATCAGTTGAACTAATATCTATTTCAAAATTTGTAAATATAGCTTCTTTCATTTGACACGATATTGTCCTTTTCCATATCAAATTATATAATTTTTTATGATATTCTGTAATGTCATCTTTATTTTCTAGATTTTTTATATTTGGATTTGTTATTCTTATTGCTTCATGTGCTTCTTGTGCATTTATAATTTTATTTTTAAAATTTCTAAAATAATGATATTGATTACCATATTCATTATCTATATATTCTTTTAATTTATATTTAAAATCCTTTGATATATTTACTGAATCTGTTCTCATATAAGTAATATATCCTAATTCATATAATTTTTGTGCAAATTCCATTGTTTTTTTTGAAGTAAATCTTAAAATATTATATGCTTCTTGTTGCAAAGTTGTTGTAGTATATGGTGCAGAAGGATAATCGTTTATATTTGTTTTATGATATTTAATATTGAATGTATTATTTTTATTTGCAAGATTATTTAAAATTTCTTTTATTTTTATTTCATTATCTACTTTAATTGACTGACAGGTTAATAATATATTATTATTACACTTAAATTTTCCATTTAACTCCCAGTATTTTTTTATCTCATGATTATTTATGTAATTTAATTGATTTATACAAAATAATAATGCAACTGTTTGTACTCTACCAACACTTAATGTATTATCATTAAATTTATTCCATAAAATAGGAGATAATTTAAATCCAACAATTCTATCTAAAAACCTTCTTGTTTCTTGAGCATTAACTAAATTCATATCTATATTTGTAGGGTTATTTATAGCCTCGTTTATTGCTTTTTTTGTAATTTCATTAAATTTTATTCTATAAAATTTTTTATTTTTTAATAATTTTGATATATGAAATGCAATCGCCTCACCTTCAATATCAGGATCTGAAGCAATATATATAGTATCAATATCTTTTATTAATTTTTTAATATTATTACTAATATTATTTTTTGTTGTTGTGTAATTACCCTCCCAAGTTTCCATATTAATACCTAAATCATTTTTAGGTAAATCGCAAAAATGCCCCTGTGAAAAAGTAACAATATATTTATTATCAGAATTAGAATTTAAATATTTTGAAATAGTTTTTGTTTTTGTATAACTTTCAACAATAATCAAATTTTTGGTCATATTATATAATAAATATATAAATAAATCAATTTTTATTAATAAAAAAATTACTAATTATAGAATGGATAAAAAATATATCTTTTATAAAAAAATAAAACTTAATAAAAAAACACGCAACATTTACAAAAAAGGTAAATCAAATAAATTATATATAAGATATAAAAACAATATGATAAATCTTAAAAAATATAAAAAAATTATTAAATTAAAAAAAAATATTAAATTAAAAAAAAATATTAAATTAAAAAAAATAAAAAAAAATGCGAAGAAGGGCGGCAACGGGTGGGGGTGGATGGGGCCAGTTAAAGCACTTCTTGGCGATAGAGGAGAAAATGTGCAGAGAGTATTAGGAAATGCCGCACTGGCGATTGGAAGGAAGGGGGAAACAACTCTATCAGAAGGGGTACAAGGGATAGGTAAGCTTGGGAAAGAAGGGTTGGAAGTAGCTAAAGTGCCAATTGATTATTTGCAAGGGACAGCAGAGCATTATACATCTCGATTACAGCCGGGTGTGGACCAAGTGCTGCGCTGGCCGTCGCGCTGGACGCAGGAGGGAGAGAGAGAAGAGAGAAAGAGAGAGGACAGAAGAAGAGCGTGGATAGCGAGACAGAGGGCAGCGGCCCGTGGTGAAAAGTAAGATTTTAATGATTTCTAATTATTAAATATATTGATAAGAAAAATAAAAAAATAATATTCACCCTTTATTATTTAAAAGTTTATAATTTGCATAATTCATCATTGATTTATAACCCGTTGTAGTTGGTAATACATGATTTTTATCATTATAAAATTCTGGTAAATTATTATGATTTCTAGATATAAGTGTTTTTAAAGGACAATTATCTTCTAAAGTTACAGATATTATATTATCATAATTCTCATCGGAAATATAAATAGTTGGTAGTATTTTTTCTTTACCATTTAGAATACAATAATAACTATTAGGATATAATAATTTAATATCAAAATTTTGTGATGTAATCTCAAATTTATTTTGTGTTTGCTCAAAAGCAATAGTTGTATTTGGAAACGGAAGACTAGAGCCACTATAATTTCCTAAAATATCTGGTGGGTTTGCGGCAGTTATATTAATATTATTTTTACAAAGTTTTTTACCAGAAAAATTAACATTTATTTTATCAATTGTAATATTACCAGATATATATTTGTTATTAATTTTCATATTCTCTACTATATAAAATATTTATAAAAAAATTAATTAGTTATTTATGTATCATTAATTACCCGCGTACCTAAACCATTTTCATTAAATAATTTTTTAGTACACGATACAGCGTCACATGTGACATAATATTTTTCAGGCATGATTTGTATATCATTAATCGGATCTTTACATTTAATACATGGTATAATATTGTTTTTTGATTTTTCAAATTCTTTTTTCATAATATCATCTGCATTTTTTTGAAGATACATTCTTGATTCATAGCTGCTTTTAACAACATTTTTTTCACCAATTTGTTCCATTAAATCATAATTAACAATACATTTAGGTCTATAATCAGTCATTGATCGTCCGTCCGACATTCTTAAGGGGCATATATAATTATTTACACTCATTATATAACTTATCTAATACTAATTAAGAATATTTTATTTTATAATTCTATAGTCAATATTTTTTCAATTAAAAGACCTTTAGTACCTTCAGTTGATAAATTATGTATATTACATATTTCTTTTAATTTATCTATATTAAATTTTAATAATTTACTTTTAGTATAATTATTAGTACTATCAGATACAAATGAAATCGAGTCATCTTTTTGATTATCATCTGTTGCAATATAGTCGACAATATCTGAAATATCTTTATCGTCATTATCATCATTTAATACAATATTAATTTTTTCATCAGTTTGTTGATTTTCAATTTCTTTTTTTTTTAATTCTTGTTGTTGTTTAAATTTTTGTATTTGTTGCATTTGTTGCATTTGTTGTATTTGTTGCATTTGTTGCATTTGTAATTTTTTTATATCTAATTCCGATAATTGCTTATGATGGTCTTCTTCTTCTGTTTGAATTTGTTGTGGATTTTTAATGGGTATTTGGACCGGTATTTGAGCGGATATTTGAGCGGGTTTTTGAACGGGTATTTGAGCCGGTTTTTGAATAGGTATTTGAACTGGTTTTTGAACGGGTATTTCAATAGGTATTTCAATAGGTATTTCAATAGGTAATTGAGTTGATTTTTCTATAGTGGTATTCGAAGGTATTTGTATAGATTTTTCATTAATTTTTATTTTATCAGGAATATTATCTTTTATTATTTCAATATCTAATTCATCGTCATTTGAAAATATATTTTCTTTATTTGATTTTTGTAAATTAATTTCATCAAAATTGGACAAATTTTCTGATAGCGAAGAAAAAATTTCATTCATAATATTGTCAGGATTATCACTTTGTATATTATTTTTTGTAGTTTCTTTTAAAGTCTTATTTTCTTTTTTTAATGTATTATATTTTTTTTCCAAATTATAATTTAAATTATTCAATTCGGATAATCGTCTCCAAAAGTATAGTATTATTAGTATTGTAACTAATGTAAAAAATATAAATATATAATAATATAAATTGTTTAAACTTATATTTAACTTAGAAAAATTAAACATCGTCGTTAATCTAAATAGTTATTGCAAATTATTTTCTTTATATTTTTCGCACTATTGATAACATCTTCTGGAAAATTTTTTTTATCAAGTAACTCAATTGCGATACATTGTTTAGAAGACCCTTTTTGAATTTTATAGGGGAATGTAAAAGTATTATCTAAATTGCGTATTGCATTCACAGATAAGTTGATAAAGTAAGATGGATACATATTTTCTAATGTAGTTAATTTAAAAAAATGTGTTGTTATTAATAAATCAATATGAGGATTAGTTCCAATTTTTTCACAAACAGCAAATGCTGTTGATATTCCTTCTATTGGTGGAGTGGAATGCATTGGTTCATCCATAAAAAAAATACCGTTTTTATTTGAATTACCAATATCAATAGATTTATTTATCATGTTAGCACATAATTCTGCTTCTGCTTCGAAATAAGATTTTGAACCCAATTCATCTGTTATTCTCATAAACGAATATATACAATCATATATTTTCATAGATGATTTAATTGAATATGTAATACCGATTGTTTGGGATAATATAATATTTGATAACAAGGATTTAACATATGTAGTTTTACCAGCAGCATTAGGACCAGTAATAATAATATTTTTAGTTAAAGATAATGGATTAGAAATTTGTGTATTATTTAATAATGGATTTTTCATATTCCATAGTTTAGTATTATTATAGTTATAAAAAGGGAATGAATAATCTAAATTAAATTTAACTTTACTAATCTGATTTAAAATATCAAGTGCATATATTGTAATGAGTAAATTATCTATATTTGTTTTAATATAATTTTTATTCTTCCAGAGTTTATGAATATTAGTCATTGTATTAGTGATTACAAATGGTCTATAATTAATATCCTTAGTAGTAAAAGATTTAATTAAAGTGTTTACATTTGCAATATTATTATTGAAATAATTAATTATTTTATTGCTTTCAGATATAAAATTGATAACTCCTTGCATTTTTTTATGTAAATTTTTTTTTGTTTTATATAACATATATGAAAATTCAAAATTTTGATATATACTATATATATAAAGAAATATATATAGACAAAATACAATGAATTTAAAAATATTATATTTAATATTAGTTGTTTTTTGAAAAAAAACGGAGAATAAGTTTTTAATTATTGAAAAATAACTATATACATTAATATCAAATTTCAAATATTTTTTAACATAATAATATGGTGCAAAAAATGCAGTTAATGGGTAAAATAATGCTGTCAATGGTATAAATAAAATTCTATAAATATGATATGAGTCTAAGAGCCATTCATAATTATTAATCAATTTCCAAAATATAGATTTTGGAAATAATATATTAATAGCATTATCGTTACTAATTTCTTCGTTTAATTTATAAATCCATAATATATCATTTTCGTGTTCTTTCAAAATTTCAAAAGAATCATCGTCATAATCTAAAAAATATGACTTTTGTCTTTGTAATAATAATTCTTTATTATTAATTGGAGTTTTAATAATTTCATTTAATAATAGTTTACTTCCATCTAATATTGGAATATTATCAGACCATGTTAATATATTAGTATCTTTATATATTTCATTAGAAATATCTATAAAATCATCTTTATATTCATTATAGTATTTACTAGAATAATTATTTATAAATTTATCTAAGATATATTTTTTATTATTATTATCAAAATCTAATAGATTTTCTAAATTTTTAATTTCATTATTGGTCATTTAATAAAAGAAGATTTTTAAAAAAAGAAGAATTTATCGCATAAATTAAAAGATATAAAAAATGATTATATTATAAATTATAAAGTAATATGGATAAAATAATCATATTATATAATAATAAACAATATATAATTGAGAAGGACCCTTATGAAACGATAGATGAGACTTATGAAAGAGGATGGTTTATAATAAAAAATTATGATAAATATGATTATAACGAATTAATATCTAAATCAATAATTATGTTAAATATTAAAAAAAAAATGGAATATTAGTTTTTTTTGAAGCGAAAAGCAATAAATACTGCTAATATTGTTGTAATAAAGTTTATTAAAACAATTACAATTATAAAAGGGATAATGTAATAAAGTAAGTGTATAAGTAATGGTTTAATAATTTCTGCTTTAATATTCGGTTTAGAAATTTCTTCTTTAATATAACCAATTATAAACGAAGATAAATCATCAAATACATCATCGTTGATACCATCTTGCATATTTAATTTATTTAAATTAGAATTATCAAATTTATCGCTTTGCGTCATAATAAGTTGTCGCTATATCTTATTAATAAACAGAATAAATTAAAATAAAAATGGACGAAAATATCAAGTTAAAAAAACCATATCTTAAAAAAAATACATATATATCGGAATTAGAAAATGAGTTAATATTAAAATTAAATAATATAAATATTAAAAATATATCCAAACAAAAAGATAACTATATAATAGAATTATATTTAAATAATATAGATAATATAAATGAAATTAAAAATATTGATAATGAAATATTAAAAAGTTATAGTAAAAAGAATAAAAAGTGGTTTGATAATAATTTAACAGAATTAGATATAAATGAATTATTTATTAATAGTTATTGTGCACAAAATAACATAATACATATAATATTAGATGATAATACAGATATTATTTTTAATAATAAGATAGTTGATTTAAATAATGATATTATAAACGAGTTAAAAAAAAATAATATCGAAATAGATATCGGTATTAAATTATTTGGAATAGTTATATCTAAGAATTCTATAAAAACTAAATGGATAATTACAAAATTAAGTATTGATATAATTAATAATATAGAATTAAATAATAAAGAATTAGAGGTAGAATGGGTAGATACATTTAATGATATTGTTAGTATTTTAGATGCTAAAAAAATAGAGTATTCAAAAAGAATGAAAGAAATTGATATATTCAAAGAAAAAAATAAAGAATTATTAGATGAAATCAAAAAAATTGATGATAAAAAATACTGGAATCTAAAAATAAATATATTAAAAAATAATATTAAGAATATTTTATCTATTAATGATAATAGATAGATAAAAAATATTGAGGTATGGCTGCTAATAATACTATTGTTATATCATTTTCAATTGCTTTATTCCTTTTATTAGTATTATTGTTACTTGTAACATATAATTCTAAGTGTCAAATGGACAATGTAGAAAAATTTAATGGAAATTCTGTACTAGAAACAATAAGTGCAGATAACGCAGCTATAAGACAAGAATCAGTTGCATCAAATGCACAAGGAACTAATTTTTCGGTTGAAGCATCTATTGGAAGTCAAGCACCTTTTTATAGTGATCAAATAGCAGCAGCAGATCCTTTGGGAAATGCATACAATAAACTAATTGAAAAACCTGTTAAAAGAGAAGAATCTGTTAAAAGAGAAGAACCTGTTAAAAGAGAAGAACCCGAAAATATTCCCACACAGAATTCAAGTGTTGAAAATAATGTTGCTTGTTTTCCAAGAGAGCGATTAACATCAGATGATTTATTGCCACAAGATGCTAATTCTAAATGGGCCAAAGTAAATCCAATAAGTTCAGGAGAAATTGGTGATAAAAACTTTTTAACTGCTGGTTATCACATTGGTATTAACACATCAATTGGTAGAAATAATAGTTTAGATTTAAGACATGAACCATTAGCGCCGCAAATCCCCGTAAGTCCTTGGGGCATTAGTACTATTGTACCACAACCAAAAACACATGGTTTATACGACATTGGTTCTGTAATAAGTTCCGAATAATTTATATTAAAAAATAATCTTTACGCACAATTACTTAAAGATTATATCAATATTATTAATTAAATGACAACTAATAGTTGTCAAGAACTATTATTAAGTTCACTTAATAACTATTATAATAATAACATTAAAAATAAGGAAATTTTCAATAACATTATAAATGGTAAACATAAATTATCATTAAGATTAATAGACTGGTTTGTTACACATTATGCTAGAAATACTAATATAAATTATTGGACAAATGATACAAAAATATTTAAAAAAGCACCCGATTCTTTAAAAAATATTAGGAAGGTAAATATATATCTTGATTATCGCGCTCAGTTAAAATCATATAGTAAATTATACTTTGATACATTTAGAAGACATCAAAGAATTACATTTTATATAAATGAAGATTTTTTTATTGAAACTACTGTTGGACAATTAAATTTTTTTAGATGGGTATTTAATAATAATATAATAGAGTATGCTATGGATAATTATGATGTAATATATAAATGCATGACCGCGCAAAATAAAAATACACAAAAAGAAAAAAAAAATTATAATTCATTTCAAGAGATTTGTAGAACAAAATCAATACTGAATTTTGATTAAAATGTTTTTATATCATTTATTTTTTTAAATTAACTAAATTGTTTTATTTTTGTATAATAACTGTAATATTCTTCTTAATTAATTTAATCGAAAGGTATAGACTCGCTTATAATTTAAGTGTATAGTCAAAACTTATAGAGACATTCTAATGTAGTATTACTATATATATGATTTTTTAAACTATAGTATTTCTCGATAATGTTTCTAATATTTGGTTAATTCTATTTTCTTGTTGCTCTATTTTATCTTTTAAACCATTTATAATATTATTCTGTTCTTGAATTGCATTAACTATATCTTGGTCGCCCGGTGTGCCGTCAACACCATCCCTTCCTGCTGGTCCTATTGCACCGGGATCGCCTTTTAAGTTTGGTGTTGTTAAATTTAAATCATCAGTTGTTCCTAAAAATGTTATTGAATTTGTTTCAGTATTATAATATACATTTGTATAGCCTTCTCCCTTTTCACCACGCAAATCTCCAGTTTGAAATTCATAACCACTGTCTGAATGAATTGTTACAACACCTGTATTATTATCATAATTAATATCTTTAATTCCATCACCAGGTGGTCCAATGGGTCCAGTGTCTCCAGTCAATCCATTTAAACCCTTATCTCCTTTTAGACCTCTTGGTCCTTGTGGTCCTTTACTGATATCTAGATCGTCATTTGTTAATATAATTGTACCACCTGTTAAATTTATTTTATCAACAGTTAAAACACCATTTATATAAAAATCCGAATTAAGTTGTAATATATCTGGATGTGAATTATCAAAATTACTTGTTTTATTATTAATTTTATGAATATAATTACTAACATTATTTAAATATACTCCGATGTTTAACAAACTAGAATCATACCAAAATAATTCATTATTACTATCAATACTTAAGAAATAATTACTACTATTATTAAAATTGTAAATATTATTCGGTAATATATATGATATATCATCTGTTATTTTATTATTAGTACAAATTGTTATATTATTATTATCATCGTTTCTAAATGAAATACAATTTGTACTTAAACCATTTTTAGAATATATATCATGGTTTATTATATCAATATTCTTATTTATAATATGTTTAGTATCTTCTATATTGTCGAACCCAATAATTAAATTTCTATTTGAATCCGCAATATGTAAATTGTTATAATAATAAGTTATATCACTCTTAATAAATTCGTTATTTGTTTCATATATAATATTATTAATATTAAATTTAATATTCGAATTATCAATTAAATTATCACCTATATATAAGTAATTACTATTTATAATATTATTATCTATTTTATTATTATTACCAATAATTAAAGAATTTAATGTATTTTTAGATGAATTATTATTACCAAATATGAAAGTGTTATAATTATAATTATCAATATTATTATCAATTGTATTATAGTTCCCAAAAATATTAATATTATTATTACTTGTATATCCAATATTGGAAGTTCCAATCAATATTGAATTAGTAAAATATAAAATATTGGAATTATTATCATTCCCAATTAATATATTATTAGTACCGTTGAATAAATGTTTACCTGAATTTTCACCAATTAAAATTGTTTTTGATATATTATCAGTAAATTCACCAGCTTTATAACCAATAAATGTATTATCATATGTATTAATATATGAACTAACTAAAATTACCTTCCCAGTATCTTGTCCAATAATAACTGAATTTTTACTATCTAATGAAATATATTTTTCAAGACCAGCATCTATACCTTCAAAATTTACTGTATTATAAACTCCGGTCATTATTATATAAATGATTATTATTTTTTAAATATAAAACAAGAAAAACTAATTGCTAAAAATAATAAATTAAGTACAGGTAATAATATATATATATTACCTGGTCGTTTAATACTATAATGTATTTTATTAATAACAATATAATCCAATAAATTGCTAAAATTATTATTTCTTGATAAAACAGGTAACCCTGTATTTTTTACACTATCATTCAAAAAATATAGTTTAGTAAACGAATACATAATTATTAAATGATAAATTTTATTCTTTATATAATTTAGAACACAATAATATGGCGGAAACCTTGAAGATAGGTCATATTACAAGTGATAATACTCATTTATATTACGGTCCAACAAATTATGCATATTCAAATGATGCTAGTCCATCCTGTGCAAGTGTTTCACAATCATCATTTGGTCAAATAGGTGGTATGAATAAACCGACAAAGAAAAAAATTTATGAAATATTAAAAGTTTTAACTAAGAATTTTTCAAAAAATAAAAAAGTAGATATTCGCACAACTATCTATAAAAATATGAAAAAATCAAAGTGAAGGTATAATTGGATAATTTAAGTCTATGCAAATGTTCTTCCATATTTGATCTTGTAAATACAATTTTTCTCTACTTTTTAATAATGGAAAATATTTCAAATAATCATTTAAACCTAAAATTTGAAAAAATTTATATAATACATAACTATAAGATAAAAAATTTTTTCTATCTTTAGGACAATGTTTTAAAAATGGTCCCTGAATATCCCTAAACATTATACATAATTTTTCTTCTAATTCTGCTGAAAACTGAGGTGTCGGAATCCCATTTATTCTATTTAATATATAATTGATATGTTCATAGTATTTATTTATTCTTAGTCGTTTTAATATTTCTCTCATTTTAATATATGTAATTGTCTTTGGATCTATAATTTTTTCTTTTTTTATTTCACCTAATATTTTTTCAAATATTTCATCTGGAATATCTGTACTTTCTTTTCCCTGTACTTGATTACACCATTCTCTAAAATGGTTTATTCTTTTATAACTAAAATGTGATGTATCCTTCGCATTTTGTTTTAATATAGGTCTATTTTGTTCAACTAATAATAATTCTTGATAACCACAATTAGTACATAATAAAATTGCTTCATGTTGCAAACATGTTAAATTAGTATTACAAATTTTGCAAATTTCTAAATTTTCCTTATTATTTTTTTTTATATGTTTTGAATTGGTTAATGCTAAATATTCGTCTACTAATTGACTTTTATCCGTATTCGTATTTTCTGTTTTTTTATTATTCAAAGCATCTAGAACAGTTTTTTTTTTATCATTATTTAATTTAGATTCATTTTCAATCATATTATAATATTCAAAAAGAATATGACTAGTATCATTATAATAATCAATTTCTTTATAATTTTCAAGTTCTTTCATCTTGCGTTTGACATTAATTAATTCTTCTTTTATTTTAATATTAGAATCCCATAAATCTGTATAATCATTTTCACAATAATTATCTTTGAAAAACAGTATATTTGATGATATTAAATCGTTTTCAATATTCATTTCATCAAATTGTTTAAGACATATGTTATATTCTTGATTTTTTGTTTCAAAATCTTTTATTATATTCTGATGCATGGTATTTAAAGTACAATTATCGTGCGCATTATTATTTAGTCTTTTTTTTGATGTTTTGTCTTTAAACATATTTAATACATTACATATTCACCGACGTTTTTATATGTTAATTTTTTTCTAATCTATTAGTATAAGATATATAATATATGGGCGGTGGTCTTTTACAATTAGTTGCTTATGGTGCTCAAGATGTTTATCTAACTGGTAATCCTCAAATAACATTTTTTAAAGTTGTTTATAGAAGACATACAAATTTTGCCATTGAATCAATTCAACAAACATATAATGGACAAACAGAATTTGGAAATACTATTAATTGTACAGTATCGAGAAATGGTGATTTAATTAATAGGGTTTATGTTGAAATTGATGTTAATGGGTTAGATAGCACTTTTCACGCGACCACCGAACATGTAAAATATGTTGATTATTTAGGATTAAAATTATTAAAAAATGTTGTTGTTGAAATTGGCGGACAACAAATAGATAAGCATTATTCAGATTGGATGTTTATTTGGAACGAATTATCCTTACCAATTGGTAAAAGATATGGTTATGATAAAATGGTTGGTGCTATAGGCGAAGACTTATCGACTGTACCAGAAAATGAAACTACTAAATTATATATTCCTTTAGAATTTTGGTTTTGTAGAAATATTGGTTTAGCTCTACCTTTAATCGCTTTACAATATCATGAAGTTAAATTTAAAATAGAATTTGCCGAAAAAGATGAAATTGCATTAATGTGGAATAATGGCGGTACCGCTTTAAGTGGTGGAGTTTTAGAAACTACCGCAAAAGATAAGATTGGAAACTTAGTATGTAATATTTATGTAGATTATATATTTTTAGATACTGATGAAAGAAGAAAATTTGCACAATTATCACACGAATATTTAATTGAACAATTGCAATTTACAGGCGAAGAACAATTTAATCAACAAATTAGATTAAATTTCAATCATCCTGTTAAAGAATTAGTATGGGTATCTAAATGGTCTGGGACCGGCCAGCAACAAGATAATAATCCATTACGGAATTACTATAATTATAGCGATGTGTCGAATATAGAGGTGGGTGGAGGAAATCCATTTACGCAAGCATCTATAAAATTAAATGGTAATGATAGAATTGCTGCAAGAGAAGGAAGATATTTTGATTTAGTCCAACCTTATCAACATCATACTAATATACCAAAAAATGGGGGTATAAATGTTTATTCTTTTGCATTAAAACCAGAAGAACATCAACCATCCGGGACTCTAAATATGTCGAGAATTGATAGTGCACATTTGCATCTTAAAACGAACGTTGCGAATTCCAACCGTACTGTGTTAATTTATGCTATAAATTATAATGTATTAAGAATATTATCCGGTATGGGTGGGTTAGCGTATTCAAATTAAATATGTTTTTTTTCTTATATTAAATTAGATAATATTAATTATGGGAGGGGGTCTATTACAATTAGTTGCTTATGGCGCACAAGATGTATATTTAACAGGTAATCCCCAGATTACATTCTTCAAAGTTGTTTACAGAAGACATACTAACTTCGCTTTAGAATCTATACAACAAACTTTCAATGGTTCCGTTGGTTATGGTCAAAGAGTAACTGCTACCATTTCTAGAAATGGTGATTTAATATCTAGAGCTTATTTAGTTATTAAAACAACAGATAAAAAACTTGTACCATATTTTGGGTTAAAAGTTATAAAACATGCTGAAGTCGAAATTGGTGGTCAAAGAATTGATAAACATTATGCAGATTGGATGTATATCTGGAATGAATTAAGTATGCCTGTTGCAAAAAAACAAGGTTATTATAATATGGTTGGTGGCAAAGGTGGTGATGAATTAGTTGATTTATCATTATATGTACCATTAGAATTTTGGTTCTGTAGAAATATTGGTTTAGCTTTACCATTAATAGGTTTACAATATCATGAAGTTAAAATTAATATTCAATTTGAAGAACCTGGATTAGTTCTACAAAACGGAGCGGGTGCAGCAACTAACTTATCTGCTTCGTTATGGGTAGATTATATATATTTAGATACTGATGAAAGAAGAAAATTCGCTCAATCTTCTCATGAATATTTAATTGAACAATTACAATTCACTGGTAAAGAATCTGCTACTAACAAAATCAAATTAAATTTCAATCATCCTGTTAAAGAATTAATATGGGTTGTTCACGATAGTGGTTTAGTTGCTGAAGATTGGTTTAATTATACAACAACAGTAACATCTGATTCTACTCTTGTTAAGGGAGCTATAGGTTCTAAAAAAACTGAAGACGAAGCAGCCGACCCCGCCCGCACAGCAGTTTATGATTTCCCATATTCTAAGTATGTTACATCAATGGGTCCGGGAGCACAAACAAATCCTGTAAAACAAGCTAAATTAATATTAAATGGTAATGATAGATTCCATGCTAGAGATGGAAGATATTTCAATATAGTTCAACCTTATCAACATCACGAAAATGTACCAAATAATGCAGGTATCAATGTATATTCTTTTGCACTAAAACCTGAAGAACATCAACCATCTGGAAGTTTAAATATGTCTAGAATAGATACTGCTGTATTAGATTTGCAATATGCAGATGGTTATAAAGCTTTGAATACTTCTTCTGAAAAACAAGTATCTATATTCGCTGTAAATTACAACGTATTAAGAATATTATCTGGTATGGGTGGCATTGCTTACTCCAATTAGATATTTTTTCTGTTTTTTTTTCTCATATTAAATTAGATAATATTAATTATGGGAGGCGGTCTATTACAATTAGTTGCTTATGGCGCACAAGATGTTTATTTAACTGGTAATCCTCAAATTACCTTCTTCAAAGTAGTCTACAGAAGACACACTAACTTCGCTTTAGAATCTATACAACAAACTTTCAATGGTTCCGTTGGTTATGGCCAAAGAGTAACTGCCACTATTT